ATGCGCAAGGAAATGAAAGATCCTAAACGACGCGCAGAAATAGAAGCGGTCTTGAACAGTAGGCCAATACCTTCTTAACCTGATTTTTAGAGGTGTACCATGGGTGTAAACCCAACCGCAATGAACGTAGCAAATACCCTGACGGCTCAGGCGATCGTGTTCGATAAGGAACTGATCCCTAACCTGAAGGGCGAAACTGATGCATTCGTTGCCGCATCAGAGCGTCGAGTGCAAGGGCTCCACATGGGCGTGAACCGTACGTTCTTCCAGTACAACACGCTTACTGGCGACACTGCACAACAGACCGACGGCACCATCGGGGCACCCGAGATGATCACTCAGTTGACTGCTCCTGCGCAGTTGGGTGAGTGGAACAACTTTACCAACTTCTCTTCGTTCGCGATTGCCACGGCGATTGATGAGTTGGTGGGAAACAGCGCTGTTGAGCTCGGTTACCAGGCCGGCCAGAGCATTTCCGAGTTGTACAGTGCGGTAGCGGACTCTGCGTCTTCGGTCGACACCCAAGTCAACCAGAGCGCCTTGCTCGCGGCTCCGTATACTTTGGATCTCGGAACTTATCGAGAACTGAAGCAACAGCTCGTGTCCAAGAACGTGCCTCCCTGCAAAAAGGGGAAGTACTGCGGCGTGATCTCCTCGAACGTGTTGGGAGATATCTATAACGCCACAACCGTGAACAATTCACTGGCGGATCTCTACAAGTACGCCAACATGGACAAGTTCGAAAAGATCGCCGGCTCTGATCAGAAGGCCGAGATCGAACTCCCGGGCACGAACATAGTGATCCGGCAAACCCCGTTCGTTACCACGACCCCGAACTACCAGGGCACGGGTAAGGTCGCGTATCGCAACTACGTCTTCGGAGCATACGGCTTGATCGGCGTGTGGCTCGAGATGCCGGGCGACACCGACTTGGACGACGGCGACTGGCGTACTATCGACTGTCGAGTGGTCAGCGATGCGCCTCCGTCGAGCTTTGATCCTACGGCGACGATTGGTGGATGGTGCTCAACTTACGGGCTCCTAGCAGCGTAATCTGCTAGTAGATAAGTCTCTCTGATTGACTCGGACGCTGAAATGCCAACGAGGCGGAAGCCGAAAGGCACCGTGAACGACTAAGCGAGAGACCACCCTTTGCAGGGTGATGCAATAGTCTGCTCTCATGGGAATGAAAAACTATGAGAGGTCGGCAGAAATGACCGGCCCACGTTTGAAAGAGCGTGTAACAATTCGCGTATAAATTTCACCAAACATGTACGTTACCTCCCGCTGTCGGTCCAAACACACAGCGGGTAAGGTTCGTGGATAGTGTACCTTCTATCCAATAACTAAGTAGTTACTAATGTCTTGAGGGGTGCTCGTAACACCCCTCTTGACAAATCCTTTACGAGAGGATTTAATAGCAGTATGCAAACACAAAAACAAAAGGAAGCTGACGAACGGTATCGTTTGCGGCATCCTGAAAGATTGAAAGCGAAGGATCAGAAGCGTTATCTAGAGCATCGCGAAGAGGAACTTGCTCGGAATAAACGATACTGGCCGTCTTATTACGCAGAGAATGCTGTTGCAATAAGAGCTGGATATCGTAATCGACGTCATGGCATCACTCAAGAATGGTTTGATGCTAAGGTGCTCGAACAGGGTGGATGTTGTGCTCTTTGTGGTAAGTTGTTCGATAAGACTCCACATCTCGATCATGATCACAGATGCTGTCCCCCATTGAAGAGTTGTGAAAAATGTCGTCGCGATCTTCTTTGTGAAGACTGTAACCTTGGTCTTGGTAGATTTAAAGATGATGTCGTAGTCTTAGCTCGTGCAATTCAATATCTCGAGAAGCACAGAGGTACCAATGATCGAATACAGCACACCGAATCTTAAGACTGTCGAGGATCCTATTCGTTCGAGGCACAATGTCCCGGCCACTAAAGAGGCGATTAAATTATTGCTGGCTGGCGGAACGCCCGATTGGTGTTCTCATCCGGAGGATTATAAAGCCTTCGTGAAGGAGAGCTTCCAAGCTGAGAGGGAGCAATCGCTTGACCAGGTAGCTGAATATCGTCATCCGGACCAGATTCTTTTGACCGACGCCGCTCCTCGTAAGGTCAACGTTATTGTCACGAGAGAATTCATTCGTAAGCTTCGTAACAACGGCGTGAAGTGCTTCACCGTTTATAACGGCATGCCCGGCACCGCGGGCCTATGGGCTTGTACCCCATTCAGCGATGAGATGAAGTACATGTGTTACGTTCAAATACCCGCAATGTACGAATGGAGTGTGATGCGTCTCGACAACCACAATCTCCCTAATGGAGAAGACTTCCGCGGATGGCGAACCGTGTTATCACAAATCATAATCAAAGAAGTGCTCACGGAAAAGAAGGCGCATGAGATCTTCGGTCGGCCTGTAGAAGCGGCCGTCAGTAGGCTCTACCGCAGGACAATGTGGAACTTCAGGAATGGAATTGGCCGCAGTCAATAAGGTCAACCACGGTTTACCGTAAACTGTTTAATGTCCACTATACGGTACCTTATCCAGGTTAGTGTCCACAATCATGGACATACTGTAATCCCAGGCGGTAGCCCCGCCGGGACGCATCAGAGATCTCTCAGGACAGCCTAGTCGGGGAGATGGTACAGGAGCTGTCATGACAGAAATTAATAAACCACCTGCGGATGGAGAAGCAGCGAAAGAAGTTTTAAGTCAGTCTCCATTTCCTATTCCGGCACGTCCGGTCGGTCGGCCTCCGAAGGCCGCTACGGAAGTTGTAGCTCAAGAGCCAGCGGTTCAGGCACCGGTAGCTCAGGCGCCTCCTCTCGCTATCTCTCCAACCCTGCAAGGGCTGTTGGAGATGTTGATTCGTCGAGAGGCTCGAGAGGCTGCCGCAGAGGAAAAGAAATTAGAGAGTCAGGCTCAGAAGGATAGGCAGCACGCCAAGAACGCCGAGAGTAGTGCCGAAGGCTTTCACGATAAGCAACGGAACTGTAAGCATCTCAAGGGCGGGAAAAAGCGTCTACGGACGCAGGCGAAGGATTATGCTGTTTACCTCCACACCTTCATTAATTCCAAGCGGCACATCAAATGCTTCTTGTGTAACATGAAGTGGCTTCCGGCCGATACCAAAGAGTTTTTGTATCGCGGCGGGAAGAAGATTCCTAACCACACAGGACTGGGTTGGGAAGATGCTATTTTGATGGCTGCAGAGTCATCGAACATGGCGAGCTCCTCTGAGATTCCGATGAACGCTACACCGATCGGGATCACCGAAGAGGAAATCTAAAATCACGAAATCTTGAAGGGGCGGTGGCCATCATTGGCTTCCGCCCTATTTTGTTTGAAGGAGTTTTGATGATTTTACACATCATCTTTTTGATCGCTACGGGAATTGCCTTTGCCGGCCAATTCATGGACTCTTACACTACCACTTTGGGTATTAGAATCGGTGCGGTGGAGGTGAATGCCTCGTGGCTTACGCAGCACCAGTGGCTGATGTACACCTTGAAATCGATGTACGCCTTGGTGTTCCTCATTATGACATTGTTCCTTGGCTACAATGCCGCAGTGCTCGCCGGGTGCATAGCGGCTTTGGGTGGGGTTGCGGCCTGGGGTTTCTACTCCGGTGTTCAGAATTTAGCGGTCATCAAGATTCAAAAACAGTACAACGCGCAGGCGGCAGCCGCGGTAGTTGTGAAATCCTAAGGGGTTAAAATGTGGAGTCAGACAGATTGTCGTAAGACACCGTTCGGTCCAAACGCATCGAGAAATTTGCAGGGTACTTTGATCTACGATGTTCAGACGTCTAGTAACCATACCGTACCAGGGACGGATAGTCGCAAGGCCGGCGCCCCAGTAGATAGCCGTGTAAGTGCCCCGCAGAATTCTCGAAATAATCCCGACTCAACTGGAGCGTAAATGTTCTTTACAACATTGGCATCAGATCCACTTAATGGACCAGATCAGAATCCGTTGAATCCTGCAGTTTGGACTCCTTATTTCGATCCCACTGAGTTTGGACCTTTGCAGATTTTAAATCACCAGTGCATTTCTACCGATGTTGCGAACAACGGTGACTTAGCTTTCTACACCGGCGTCGATATGCCCGACGATCAGTGGTTAGAAGTTAAATTTCAGGCGCTCGCTACCGACGGCGTTATATTTTTATCAGTTCGGTTATCGGAAGATTTGAATCTTGGGTATTTTTGCGGTTTTTTCAACAACGGAGATGGTACTGTAACTGCGGCCCTAACAAGTCAGTCTGGCGGTGTGGACGCAACATTTGTTACACCGTTCGCATTTGGCGACGTGTTTCGTTTTGCGGTTTTAGGGAACGATCTTTATGTTTTTCAAAATGGTTTGCAAGTGGGAACAGTTGCTGCAGACTCATCGGCGGCGTTCGGGTTTCCTGCTATCACCCTCTATGCAAACGATGCGGTCACGGATGTCGCTATTACAAACTTCGGAGGTGGTTTAGTGTCGAATGATGTTACTCTGAATCCGACTGCAGGATGCGTCTATCCTGGGATTTATTTCGGTTCAAGTTTGAAGACGGCGTTTGTTTCCAATCCCGAGAATCAGGATTTGCTTCAGGTGATTATCGCCGGAGGCAAGGTTGTTTGGAACCTGACCTTCGATGGGATCGCCACTGTGAATCCGGCGACTTCAAGCCAGACAGCTTTGCTTGGACAGTTCTTTGCCTCGAGCTTTAATGCTGCATTCTCTACTGTTTTTTCAAATCCACAAAATTTGGATGTTCTGCAGATTCAATTGCCGGGAGCTAAGGTAGTATTTTACGTCAATTATAACGGCGATGCGTTTACACTCTAAGGAGTAATCATGGCTTCACAAATCTCTTTCGCGGGAACCATCACTATCACCGATCCGGTCACCGGTACGGTCACCCTAGTTAAGATCGTATCGAGCGTTCTCGCTACGGGGACCGTCTCGTCTTTTGCTGAGGGCTCGCTGATCGGGACCAGTCCGGTAACAATCAGCCTGCCGATTAATCCGACCCAGTTTGTTTACATCCGGAATAGCCACGCAACGCAAACTCTGCAGGTCACGTGGACCCCGAATGGCGGCAGCTCGGCGATCGTCGACGTCCTTCAGCCGGGCTCATTCCTGATCCTGTCAGAACAGAACCTTGTTTCTGGAATCTCTGCATTATCGGTTGTGGCAAATGGGACCGCAACTCCTATCGATTACGTTTTGGCAGGTTGATCGATTTTAGATTTGTAGTCGACCGAGAAGTGCCACGAACACTTCTCGGTTATCCCTTTCGTGGAGGGAGATATGAGAAAATTGGATTTG